GGCTTCTCCTCGGGCTTCTCCTCGGCACTCGCCGAGTCGAGAATGACATGGATTGCCTCCATGGCTTTGGAGTACTCCTCGAGTTTGGCGTTCAGTTCGTTCTGTTTCTTGACCAATTCTCCGAGTTCGGCTTTGACAGAATCGATCTGCTTGGATAGTACCTGAGCCTGACGCTTCTTGATCTCCACGTCTTTGTCCGGCATTTCTTTGCCGTAACGAGACATGAATTTCTCCAGTCGTTCGTTCAGATCCCCGGGAACCCGGGTGAAGTACGAAAGTGCATCCTTATTGAATGCGATGTGGTACAGACAGAGATCCTCCGTGATGTTCCTCGGAGTGAGAATCTTGCTGAACTCCTTGTTGATCGGGTCGTGGAGCAGAGTTCCTGCTCGGAGTTCGTAATCGGGGTGTGCTACGTTTTTCATTTGTTCTTCTGTTATTCGTCTTAATGCTAAGTCGGCTTCGATCAGGCAGAAGCCGCATCGGGAAACTGACTTATTCAAAAAGTACCGAGAAAGTTCATCTACTTCCCGATGGAGAGCGGGGTTCTTTTCCAATTCCAATGTATGGGCCCTGTAGGCTTCGCCCCGGAGGGACCCATACTTGGATTGGTAAGCTCTCAGTTTTTCGAGCATGTCAGCCATAGCCGTTACTATTTAGGCGTTCCGGCGTATGTGGCGAGAATTACTACGTATTCCCCGTTGACATAGTCCTTGCGGATATCCGTGTCGGCGATACTTGCTCCCCAACTTGTTCCAGTTCCGACAGCGCCCTTCGTGTACTGAAGAACAGGAGGATTTGCAGCTGCTTGACCAGTGTCACTCAGGAATACGTAATTCGAAGGAAGACCGCATCCCGGGAATGCCTCCGCCGGCTTGGTGGAAGTTGGAGCAGTAGGCATGGTAATCGTTCCGGCTATGTCTGCACACGAGGATCTTTGCAGAGTGAGTGGCACATCGTTACCGATTTTAGCCTGACCTTCCGCGGGATAGAAACGCAGAATAGCCGGTACAGTACAGTCTGTTCCGCCAGCCAGGAGACCGTCGACCATGAGGTCGGTGGTGGCTTCGTCCGTGTTGAAGAGACTCATCGGGAGCGAACCTTCCTGAGCGATGGTGCCGTTGGCCAGAGTTACCTGGTAAGCTACCCCGTCAGTCATTTCGGTCGTTACCGTGATTTCGGTGAGCTCCAGCCCCGAGTCCCATCCGTATACCTCATACTTGGTGTCCCCGTTGTCTCCGGTGTCGTTGTTCTCGACGATAGCGATGACGCGGGCATTGGTGAGGCCGTTCACGAACTTCTTGGCTGCTTCCGACTTCTTGAAGATTCGGACGACCACGTTGTGCTGGTGAGTCTTGAGGTACGTGCCAGCATTGATGGTGTCCGAGCCAACAGTTGCGTTGGGCAGTGAGTCGACTTCGTAACCAGTGGCACCGGCCTTGAGGATGAGCGAAGAGATAACGTTGTCAGTTACAACAGACTTCGATTTGTCGGCGTCCGAGTAGCTGAGGAGAATCACCCTGGCGGTGGTGCCGGCGATTGCCGGCTTACCACACACCTGGTTGATGAATCCTGTTTTGATTTTAGAACAATCAAGTCCTGCCATTTTCTTAGATTTTTGAGGATTAGATACCTACCGAGAACAGATCCGGGTTGGTGAGCTTGGCATCTGCCCGTCCCATCAGTTCGACGTAAACCGTGCGATCCTTGTACTCGTACCAGATCCGCATCTTCTCGAAGCTGTCGATTGAATCAACACCTACGCCGAGGACGCTCTTCGAGGTGAAGAGGATTCGATGGGGGTTGTTGAGCTTCGCGCCAGTGTCTTCCGAAGTAGCAATGATCTTGTCCCAGATGGGCATTGCGATGACCGGGATGCCATTGAAGCTGAGAGCCTCCATGCCATTCAGCAGAGCCAAGCGAGCCGACTCGAGACAGCAAGCGTCCATGAGAGACTGCTGATAGGCATCGTAGACCGACTGTGTAACGAGGATAAACTTGTCAGACTGCTGACGGAGCAGAAGCGGGGCACTGAACACGACCGACTGGATGTACTCCTTGGCCTTGTCCGGAGAAAGCTTCTGAGCTGCGTAAGATGCCCCGGCATTTTCCGTAATGTTTGCTCCGCGCTGGGACGGATTGGCTGTCACCTGCTCTGTAATCTGTTTCCAGAAGCCGTTAATAATGGTGAAGAATTTCAGGTCGAGACCATCCGTAATGACACCACTGTCAGTGACGTTCTTGGCGTTCTTGTCATTGAACCAGAACAGGCGATACCAGAAGTCCATAACGGAGCGTTCCAGAACCTCGATGACGATGTTCATGTAGTCGGTGTCCGTAAAGTCCGGGATGTCGACGCCGGTGCGGAGAGAGTAAATAGTTGCCGACTGCTGGAGGTCGGTGTAACACTGGGCCAGGAGAATTTCCCAGATGCCCGGTTCCCACTTCAACTTGCGGGTGTTGACGTTCCATGGCTGAGGAGTCGGTTTACATCCTGTGTTAACCACGCCGACCATGCCACCTTCACCGATGAATCCAACTTCGGTGTTCGTGACGATGTCGGGGAAGACTGTGTGAATTGAGTTGATGTCAGGACCCTGAATGGTGTCCTCCATGATCATCTCCGAGATTGCCTGAATGACACGTCCACAGAAAGTGAACTTGTCCATATCAAGGAATCCGCCGTTTTTAGCTGCCATAATTCTTAAAGTTTTTGAGTTTGACTACTTGAGAATCTTTTTGGCAGCGTTGACCTTCTGGAGCTTCTCCCGAGCTTCGTTTTTCAGATCAGCTGCCGAAGGATCGGCCTTCTTGGTCCCGGGCAGAATCGTCTTGCGATTCTTCGGGCGGTAGTTGCTACCACGGAGGTTGCGGAGTTCGTTCTCCTGCTCCTCGATGAGGTTCGTTGCCTCGTCGAGCATCGCCTCCAGTTCTGCAACGCGGTCCTCAAGAGACTCGGTCTCCTCCGTCTCGATGTTGGTGACGATGTTGTCCTCGACGGTAACCACCCGGCCGTCTTCCAGGACGACCGTTCCGGAAGTTTCGCCGTTTGCGAGAGTTGCCTCCACGCCTTCGGCCAGATTGTCCTCCTCCCCAACGGTCTGGAGAACTACCTGTCCCTCAGCATCCAGATAGTCGAAGTTGGCGGGAGCGCCTTTCTTGCCATTCCGGAATGCTTTGACCTTGCTCATGAATTTTTCATAAGCGGTTTTTTCGTTTTTTGCCATAGCATTAAAAATTTGGTTTGTGTTGTATGAATTGATTTTGGAAATGAATCCCAATTCAAGAAGTGATCTGGCATCGTGGATGCGCTCCTCATGCATGACATTGCGGAGCCGTTCCCGATCCTGACCTGTTCTCTCGACGTACACGTCAAGAATAGCCTCCTCCTCCAGAGCAAGCTCCTCGGCAATGCTGCGAGCATCGTCCGAAGTGAGCCAATCCCCGACCGGCATATATACCCGGTGGATGAGTGCCCGGCAATTCCTGTTTGCCGACCGGTTCTCTGTTGGAGCTGCCAGCAAGATACACACTGCCATCGAGTGGCATCCCCCGACGATATTTGTATATATCGTCCTCCCACTCATGCGGAGAAGATCGTAAATCTTGAAGCCCTCCTCGACAGAGCCTCCATCACAATCGATGTTTATGCACACCTCCTGTTCGTCGGGGTGTTCATCAAGTACTCTACGGAATGTCTCCACTGAACAGATCTCCGAGGTACCGCCCCAAAGTTCCATCATGACCCGATTCTCTTCGGAATCGATTGCGCCTTTTAAGTTGATGAATATCATGTGCCAAATTATTTCGATACAAATATAATTATTCCTGATAGATGTTAAAATACTATTTGTGCTGGATCAATTAAAAATTAGCCCGATCCTGAATCTGCACGTAGTTAGCATCCTCTCTCCGGATGTCTTCAATTGTAGCAATAACTCTCACCTGACCAAATGCTTTCTGAATTGCTCTCTCCATGTCAAGTCGATTCATGGGATCTGATGTCTCAGCAAATGACCGGAGAGCATACCCCCCGTCGGATCCAACTTTCGTGAAAGGAACCCCACCCCCGAGTTCGTTTATGGCTGACAGGAGAGGGAGGAACATGCGGCTCGACTTCTTGTTGATGATGGTCTCACCTCCTTCTGCTTCTATATGTACTCCCCCAGCGGCATGACTGGGTCCCTCAATGTATTTACCTCTTGCGGCTTTCGGCAGAGGAGCTGCCCAAAGAGCTGCCATTTGAATTGCCCCCAAAGCTGCAGCTGCTGCAATGAACGGTATAGCTAAAGGAAATCCCATTTTAGCCGATGCCATGATGGAGATGGCAGTATTGATACCGATCTCGAAGGATCCCATTGCCCTCTCCCGGATAGCTTGCTCCCGTTCGATTTTGGCCAGTTCCTTCTCCTTCTGTTTCTCCATCTTGATTTTCTTCTCGTTGTACTGGGCCTCTGTGATTTGACCATTAGCGTACATGTTTGCCAAAGCCTGTTCCTCCCGACTGTATTGTTCTTCTACCTCCTGAACTCGTCGCTCTCCTAAAGCATTGGCCAAGTCGTTGAAAGCAGTGGCGAAGCCGGATGCTATTTCGGCATACTTCTGGAGCTTCTCGATCCGTTCCTCCCACAGAGACTCCTCATTCTCAGCCATCTCGAGCTGGATCTGAGCAATGGCGTCCTCGTTTCCTTGAGCTGCTGCCAATTCAGCCTCCAGATACCTCTTCCGGATCTCATACTTGGACTTGTGATTCAACTCGGCTTGAGCGAGTTCCTTGTCGAGATCCATTTGCTGGAGCCGAAGATTGTTGGCTCGGAGCTGGGCCTCCTGCTCATAGGTTTTCTCCCCGGCAGCTTTCCTGGCTTCGATTTGCTTCTGGAGCATCTCATTCTCCAGTTCCAGTTTCTTCCTTTCATTGTCAGCTGCTTTGGAGAGGTCCTCGGCATACTGTTCACTGAGAACCTGGTTGAATCTGTCGAGTTGCTGTTTGGTAGCGTCCTCCCGGATCTTTTTAATTTCATCCTGGAGGTTTTGCTGAATCTGTTTCTCGAGCTCGGCTCGGTTGACCAAGAACTGCTCATAAGCTGCATACTCCTTCTGGTATTCCTCCTCGCTCATACCTCTTATGAACTGGGGAGGTTGAATATTGGCCAGCTCCTTCATGGCATCCTGGTACTTCTGAGTAACCTGGGCAATCTGCATGTCGACTGTGCCTCCGGAAGCTACAGCCAGAATGTTGGATCTCACTCCGGCAAGGTAGTCATTAAGCTGTTTGGCTTGGTCTTCGTAGAACTGCTTGTCTGACCGAGCCATGGCATTCAGTGCAGTCTGATATTCCTTGTTAGTGATTTTGCCATGAGCCTTCTGGAGAGCAAGACGTTCCCGGGCTCCATCCTGAACTGCTTTGTAAAGCTTCCTTTCATACTCCATCCGGATTGCGATGCTCGTGGACTGGAATGTGGACTGGAACCTAAGATCGTCCTCCCGGATCTTCTGCATGGCTTCCGAGTTCTTCAAAGCAACCTCCAAAGCCTTATCAGCAATGGACTGCTGAGCCTCCCGATTGGCTATTGCAGTCTCGAGAGCCAAGTTAGCAACTGCGGCTCCTTCATTCTCGATTGTCCGGAACAATTCTTGGTATCTGACTTTCAGATCGTCCAGTTCCTTTTTGGCCTCCTTGTATTTGTCCGAGCTTCCTGACCACGTGTTGAGCTCCTCCTCCTTGGCTGCAATCACCTTCTTCAAGGAGTCGAACTCATCCATTGCAGCCATCTGTCTTTGACGAGCTGCGCTCGCCTCAATCTCACGGAGCTTGTTAGCTGTTTTGAGTTGAGCTTCGGCAATCTGCTCCGAAGTGGCATGGTTGGCTTTGAGGTTCTCTATTTCCCGCTTGCCCCGGATCTCCTCGGCTTTGGACAGACTGTTCCGCTTGGTCTCGATCTGGTCCAGTACGTATGTGGAGGCTTCAGCAGCCCGATTGTATGCCTCCATTGCCCGAGTTGCTCTCTCCTGAGCTTCCGCGTTGCTATTTAGAGCATTCGTCAAAGCAACTACTCCAGCCACCAATCCGCCCACTGCCGCTGCCACCAACACAACAGGATTGGCAGCCAAAGCCGCGTTCCAAAGCCATGTGGCAGCTGCTGCTGCTTTGGTGAGGATGTTGCCAGCTCCCTGAACGGCATTCTTAGCAGCTATAGCTTTTGTCTCGGCGAGAGTCTGGTTGATACCAACCAGCTGAACCAAGTTGGATGCAGCGCGATACGTGGCTTCTGTCTTGGAGAGAGCAGCCTGCAAAGCTGACAAGGAGGAGAGAGCTGTGATGATGGTTATCATCTTCGTCATGGTAGCATTGAGCTCCTCGTTTTCGCTCCCCAATACTTGAGTGGCTGTGGTCCATAAACCGTAGACGGAAGTGATTGCCGAAGTTGCATCCGTGACAGCGACCAGTGTGTTGATTCCCCGTCCAGTCTGGTCGATAGCCGTGTTGACTGTGTCCTCTGCTGCTTTGAGTTCACCAGCTCGTTTGACCATCTCCTTGAAGGATGCTGAACTCGTGTCCCCGGCTTGAGCCATTCGGATGAGTGTGTCTGTCAAGTCGTTTAGCTCCTGCTTGAGGTTCTCCGTTGCCTTCTCGTAGTTACCAACTGACCGGCGGTAATCTCCCAGTGCCTCCTCCTGAGCTTTGAGCTCCTCAGTGGTCTCTGCAATACGCTTGCCGAGTTCGGCTTTACGAGCCGCGTCCTGCATTGAGTTGCCTAATTCTGCAAACTCGGCATTGTCCAAAGCCAACTGGGTTCTAAGTTTTGCTAAACTTGCCTCCTGTTGGTTCTGGAGCTTAATGTTGTTCTGGATTTGCTTCTGGTACTTGTTCGCCTCACTGTTGATTGCCTTAATCTGGTTGTCAAGCGCATAGTATTCTTGAGCATTCTCCTCGGTTACTTTGCCGAGAGCCTTCTGCTGGTCCCTCAGCTCCTGGGACCGGAGTTTCAATTCGGCTAACGTCTTGAGAGCATCCTCAGCTGTTACCCGGACATTGTAAATTGTACTTTTCTGTTCTTCGGCCATATTACATGCGTATTAAGTCTACTTTTGTTATCTTGCCAGCTTGGAAGTTGTTGATCTTAGAAACGTAGAACCAGAACCCATGCTCTTCCAGCCATACCGGATTGAATAGGTCCAGACTTTGGATGTCAAGCGAGTCCAAAAGAATCTGGGTCTGTAGAATTTTCGGTCTTTTGAGCATGTTGTTGATGAGTTTGTCGTAGTACTTCGGCACGTAGTATTTCAAATTTTTGAAGTATGCCGTGTAGAGCTGTATAGATTTTATACTGTACCCCACATCTACTTGGCAAAGCCGGGGGCTTGTCATATCAGTATGCACAACCATTGGCTTGCTTAATGCGTTATACTCCCAAGTAGTTTCGGACATTGTTCCGTCATCTTGCATTGTACCTCTTACTACTTCCCAAATGGGATAGTTAGCAAGTGTAAAGGATCTACCGGATCCCTCATCATATAGTGTCTGGTTGAGTCCAGCTAAAAATCCTACTGTAAAGAGAGTTTTACTTGGCTGTATATTTACGTCAACAATATCGAATTTATAGGAGTCCGTAACATTGTTATCCTTATTGTCCTCAAGTTTAATCTCGTTAGATTGAGCATAGTTGGACAGCTGGAATGTAAGTTTAGTGTCTTTGCTTACGATTAATTTGTTTGACCAGTCTTTACCTTTAACATTGTTCCTCCGGGCGTAAACCTCGTTCATTGAGTATGCCCGCACTACTTTCCGGCCACTGTCTACGTCTAAAGTCAAACCGAACAACTGAATGAAAGCCTTAACAATATCCCCCAGCGTTTTGAATCCAGTCGAGGCGAGACAGTTATATGTTAAGCCCGGCATTGGTTTATCCCCGGGAGATACTCCATCAGGCGGGAAGGCAATTATAGTAATAGGAGTACGGAGGTCCCACTGATTGCCAGATACTGATCTCGTAGTCAAGGAACCTGAAATAACTAAATGCTCACCAGCTTCCATGTTAAAATCTTGAATGACGAATCCAGTCGTCCCCGAAGACCATGTCCTTTCTACTGGAACCTCTGTTGTGCCGTCCTTCTTGTAGTGGGTTACTTTCATGGCTATTGTCCCCGAATAAATTGAAGAAGGATTGGTCCAAGAAAATGCGAATCTCACTTTGGCGTCAAACAGAGTTTTCCAGAAAAACTGACCCGACACTGTGCCCATTAACAATCGTCCGTCAATGGGGTCAGCTATTGTTCTCCCGGGATATCCCTGCCAGTTAATTCCAACTATCGTTCCAGCTGGGG